GCCTGCGCACCCAACTGGTTTGCTTCGATCTGACGCTGCCTATCCAAGTCGCCCATTGTGTTCTGGACAACTTGATTTTCAAACGGGTTCATGTACTGACTCATGTCAGTGCCAGCAATGGTAGATGGCTGGTACATGGTTTCCATGCCTGCCGTTATACCAGCCTGACCCATGCCTTGCGCCGATGCGTTAAACACGCTTGGCTGTTGATTTTGTGGGTTACCTGAGCCTGCCATAATTTATTCCTTACCGTGTCTTAATGCGACACATTACATTGATGCGCCGCCACCAAAACCGCCGCCGTCTACACCGCCGCCGCCACCGATAGCCCCACCAATACCGCCGCCATCAAAGCCGCCGCCACCAAAATCGCCACCGCCGCTGCCGCCCATATTACCCAAGATACCTACTGGCGCAGGTGGTGGAGGTGGTGGTCGCACAATTGGAGCCATTGCCTTCGCGTAACGTGCGGCCAGTTCAGGGTTGCGCATGGCCAACTCAGCAACAGCAGCGTCAAATAGATTGCCAGAGCCGTAGCCAGATACACCGCCCATCGTGGTCTGCTCTGGTAGGCTGCTTTGGTACTGTGAACCTTGTGGAGCCATGCCATAAGCTGATAGCGCGTCTTGAGTGCGCTGCATACCTTGTGTTTGCATTGGACTTAGTCCAGCCACTTCAGGCCCATAATAGGGCATGAAACCGATTTCACCAGCTAACTTAGCCCTAGCCAAGTTGTCTTGTGCCGGGCCTTCGACCCACGCTGGGATTGATTGTGCGGATGTATTTGACCCGCCTTTGCCGCCGCCACCGCTCATAATTAAATCTCCACGCTCATTGTTGCGAATTTCTCTTCCCAGCCAAGTTCGGCTAGGGCTTTAACCCAGCCTCTACGTCCGGCTAAGGTCATGGCAGAACACCCATTGAGTTTGGCAAAGTAAATTGCCGAATCGCTGAAGTTCCTGATTTGGTCTAGGTCACCGCCAGCGAGGAAGATGTGGAACACCTTCTTCTGCGGGTACTCAAGTATTTCCGTAACCATACAGCCTTTTGGTGAGTTCCACAACTGCATAGTTCCCAGTTTAACACATTCAACTACATCTTGGAATAGGTGCGTACCACCCGAAAGTTTTAACGCAGACTCAATCCAATCCTTGCATTGCTCAAACTCTTCGTCCAATGTCATTGCATAAATCTTGTAATTGACAGAGTGGCGGCTGGGCTTGAGGGTGCAAAAGATTCTGTAGCAGGTGCGTTTAGCAAAAGCGTTACATCACTTACGGCAAACATTGCCTGCAAGTATTGGCCAGAGGTAATCTGCAAAACAGTAGTCCGGCTGACAACAACATCATCATCACTTGAGGTGATAGATGTCTTTAATGTGCTGCCTGCTGAGTCAGTGCCATTAAGTCGCGGCCAAAGCCAAATGCTTTTTGAGGCGCTAGAGTTTGACTTCAACTGCGCTGAAAGTGAAATGACAAACTTGCCGCCCTCTGCGAACACAACCTTGGTGCTATCTGACGCATCTAACGTAATGCCAGAGCCAAAAGTAATTGCGTCCCAGTCAATGCCATATGCCGTACTGGTAGAGCCAGCCGTCTGTGTGGCCGTTCTGACAAGCTGGGCATAGCCGCCGTCTAAGACAAGCTGCCTAAACACACCGCTCTTAGAAATGACTGGGTAGCCCGCCCTGTCCCACAGCGTCACGCCATCTACAGCCGGAGAGTCGTATTCAACTCTTGTGGCCAAGTTAGAACGAACAGTTCCCAAATACTGGCGCAGCCTTTCTCCCCAAGGCTTCCAATCTGGGCCTACTGGTGGCGGTACTTGGCTCATCGCTTACCGCCCTGCGTTACATCAACACGCATTGTGCCAATTCGCCAGTTCTTGTACTCTTGGCCAGTAAACCGAATCTTAATCTGTCGGCCAGTCATGCGAACAGAGGTTGGGCTTGACATTGAGTACGGGCCGTATGAGCGTTCAGTCGTGTTTGGGTAAAAGCGCGTCTTAAACGTTGCGGTCACCTCGCCTTGAACCAACTCATCCGGTATCAATTGCGTAACGTGCATCACGTTGTCGCCGCTACCAATGTTGACCGGGCCGCTCTCCACATATGGCAAATTGCCATCGTATGCGTTACCAGTCTCATGGTTGTAGGCGGTTGCGCCGTGGTCAAACCAGATTGGGCGCGTGAACACGCCGGAGTCAACACCACAGGTGCGGTCTAGTACACCAATGGCCCAATGGCTTTCAGCGTAGTCGTACACAACATACCTGTCATTTTCGACAGATGTACCTGATGGGTAGAACCACCAAATTTCATTGAACCGACCGTTGTGGACGCAGTAGGTCTTAGACATTTGCTCGCGGTTTATGTTTGTAAAAACATGATCCATTACCTCACAGGGCAATGCTTGGACAGATGAGCCGTTGAACAAGAAGAAGTTCTGCCGACCCATCCAAAACGCTCCGTCACCAATGCTTGCAGCCGCATGGCGTGAGATAACGCCACAGGACGTTCCAACGTTCTCAAAGCCCCACACGGTAGGTGGGCCTGAGTATGTGGCCAAGTGCGCGTCACGGGTCGTCAGGAAAAGCGTGCGACCACGTATCTTGATGCCCATCATCAGTTCGCCGTCTGTCTGCAACTCAAAGTCACCAGCCTCGTTTGTCGCCGCCGGAGTCCATGTTGTGTTGTCCTCGCGGTCGCTCCACGCCAGCTTTCGTGGGTTGCCGTCAGCAGCAATCGCGAACAAGAACCTCTCAGCCGTGGCAATCAGTGATGTGCAGTTTTCTGGTGAGTTAGCTATTTGCGCAGCCAGACCAGCTAATGGCCACTCATACAGCTTACCGTCAGCCGTAGAGCAACCAACAAGGTTTTGCCCCCAGTTGTCCAGCGTCCAAGTTGTAACCTCTTGCACAACGCCATCAGATGGTCGCTCAACGCCGTATGAGCCAGTGCCAAAGGCTTTGCCACCAAAGGATAGGTTTTCGGCTGCTGTGTCAACGCCGACAACAAGTCCGGTCGGTGTAATGTCTGAAGCTGTATTGCTGTATGTAATTGAATACAGTTTGTTGTACGTACCGATAGCTATGTATGGGTCGCGGCTGTTGTCCAGCCAAGCATGACAGGCGCGAGGCGCTTCAGTCACAACGTTTGCCACGCGGGTAGTCCACCCACCTACTGGTTGAATGGACTTGCCCTGCCACCGCACCAGACTAGCGTCATACCAGCGACCAGTAGACTCGTACTCTGTACCGTGTCTGTAAACGCCTGCCGGAAGTTCAATTTTTACAAATGCCATATCTGTCCTTATGCGGCTATTTTTTCCCAGCTAACATCTGTAGCTGAGTTCGCTGACCAAGTTTGGCTGGCAACTGTGTTTATTTCCCACTTCTCACGCGCTATCACTTCGACCGCAGAAGCCACGGCGGTACTACCGTCAACTTTTCTTATGCGCAAATAGTTGATTGCCAAAGTAGATTGGGCGCTTACTGATGCGTGTCCTGCTATTGAGTAAACCGCGTTGATGCTGGTCGATGCGGCTGTTGGTATTGCAGAACTAGTCTGCCTTATGCGCAGGACACCAGTGCCGACTGCTACTACCGACACAGCCTCTACCAAAGCAACAGCCTGCCTTATAACGTAGGCGGTCGCTGTTGTTCCAACTGATGTGGCTGAGACAATTGTCTGGAAATCGGCGTAGTCGTAAACGTTGCTGCCATACGTTGATGTGCCGTAAGCAAATTTGCTGGACTCTTCCAAGACAAACTTTTCACCGACTGACGTTGTTACGGTTGTGCTACTTGACGCAGCGCCAGACACAAAGGTTGCAACCGCATTCGCCGCCGTTGTTGCAGTGGATGCGGCTGTAGCGCCTGACGTTCTAACGTTGGTTGCTGACGCGCTGGTTGTGGCGGTAGAAGCCGATAGCGCGTCACCATTGGCAGTAAACCCACCAATTGCCGCTACTGACCCAGACGCACCAATAACTGCCGCAGCAAGTCTAACGCGAGATGCTGTGGCAGAGGTTGTTGCGGCTGATGTGGAAACCGCTGGCAGTACATCGACTCCGAATGAATCAGAGCCGTATGTGTTTGTGCCAAAGGAATAACCACTTGAGTTAACTATTGCCACAGCGCGCCTTTTTTAGTCGAGCGTTATATCTAAATCACCAGTTGGGACACGGAACACATCGCCAATGTCAATTGCTTTTGAACTGGTTAGCGCTGCGTAGGCAAGTAGGTTGCCTGACGTTGATGCGTCATAAACACCAACGTGGCTTACTGTGCCGTAGCCAGCCGTAGCTGTCGCGTATTCAACCGCTGATGTATTGCTTGCGTTGTTGCCAGCCACCGTAAAGGCTACAGACTGACGCGCATATGCGCCACCAGTTACTTCTGTGCCGCTGCCGTCTTCGGCTGGGTTAGACGTAAACAGGGCCAAGTACAGAGTGCCTGCGGCTGTGTAAGCTGTCGCACCAAATACATGGCCAAGCACCTTGGTTTCGAGAAAATTTGAAAAACTCATGCTAGACCCCTAACTTTAGACTTTAAACTAGAACCGCTGTATTTAGCGGAAACTGAAGACTCATTCAATCGGGTTACAGCCGCTGAATACAACTGTGCCCAAACCGCGACCCTGTTATCGTCTTGCAGGTATGGTGCAGAGTGCAACAGTGACCCGTAAAGGTAGATGTCAGGCGCGGTGCTGAGTAACCAGTTTGTAGCATTTGATGCTAAATCTGGCACTTGTGCGTAGTATAACAGTTCCAAGTCAACGTCTGCAACAGGCGTTGGGTATAGGTGAAACTGTCCGGCTTCTAGCGAATATGCGGTTGGCTTGCCATATTGGTCGTTGTAACGTGCCCTATTTTCGGCCATTGTTGTAGAGTCCATCAGGTTTATTGGAGACGTACCGTTACCAACAACGTTAAACCGGATTGTCTCAACCCAATCAGCAGGTATTTGCATATACTCATCACCCGCGCTTTGCTGGCCACTTGTACGCACTTCCATGCGCCAATGCCTGATGTCACGGTTAACCTGCGCCTCGCATAAAGCAATAAACGTTTGAGCGGCTGTTGTTAGGTCGTCCCTGTTTAACGTCTCCGCAATCGTAGATTTAAGGTCGGTGTAATTTGCTAATGCCATCTTTGTACCACTTTACTTTTTAGACGCAGTAGGTTTCTTCATCTGCGGTGAATGCGTTAGCACCTTGCTAGTCGGCGTGTGCTTTGCGCCAGTCATTAAGACATTACCAGCCTTGTGAGTCTTGCCGCTGTAAACCTTGCCGCTGGGTAAAAAGTGAGTTTGGTTTTTGGCCATTACTTCTTCACTTTCTTTTTTACAGTTTTAGCAGCCTGCCTGAAGTCATTGGCAGACGGTGCACCCTTAGCACCAGCCTTCTTCATCTTTTCGCCTGAGCCGTCTTCGATGCGCTGACGCTTTGCAGCAATGTTTGAGTAGAGTCCAGCTTTGGCCATTACTTGCCTGCCTTGTTTTTTGTCGCACGCATATTGCGAACTGGCATTGGTCGGGCCGCTTTGCTCATGGCAATAGCAACAGCCTGCTTTTGTGGCTTGCCGGACATCATTTCCATTTTGATGTTTTTTGAAACTGTCTTGGCGCTAGAGCCTTTTTTGAGTGGCATGGTTATTTCCTCTTGAAAAAATAGTCAATTTTGATTATACAGACTGCCCAATTCTTACACAATACCTTTTAGGTTACGCCTGATCGGGTTGCCCCAGCCTGATGTAACCCTATGCCCAATGGCCAGATACCTAAACGCATCTGATGCGTGCGAGGCCCAATCGTGTGCTGGTCGCGAGCGCCACACCTTCCCGGTATCATCGTATTCGCGGTGATACTGCCTAAGTGCGTGTACACCACGGTCGCATTTCTCAGCATCGAACCAACAGTTGGGCAGCATTGAGCGAACTGCTTGTATGCCATCATCTACCCCCAATGACGGTGCAATGCTGACAGGACGCGCTCCCAAGCTATCCAACACCTCCAAGCGACTCTTTCCAGAGCCAAGTTCACGCACTCGCACATCGTGTGGCAGTATGTGATTGCCGTACACGTAGCCCTTTTCATTGAGGACGCGAACGTAATGGTCAAGCCCAACGCCACTACTTTCATAGAAGTCAATGAGTCTAACCTCTGCGCCCACGTGCTGCGCGAACCAAATAGCCGTTGAGTCACCAATGCCCAGATCCCACGCAGTCGTGACCGAAAGGCTTGGGTCATAAGCAACAGTTCCAACCCGGCCTTGATCTTTGCAATTTCGCATTTCAGTAGCGTAATACGAACCTTCAGCGTGCACAAGAAAATCACCCTCCCAAACGTGGTCATAAATGTCTGGCCTTTTTCGTTTGTCTTCGAGCCGCTCAGTCTCCAGCACATCTGGAAACCACGGGTTGTCCCGCCAGTTCATATCAACAAGAATTGAGTCGTCTGGCGTTTGCTCAACGAATCGTTTATGCGTTGCGCTCTCTTTGCTTTCAGGGTTGTACGTCACCCAGATTTCGCTGTTGTCTTCACGTACCGTTGGAATCAGTTTGCGCCAAGCTGTTTCACTCACAGTCTCAGCCTCATCAATCCATGCAACCAATATGCGTGCCTTGGACTTCAGACTGTCCAGTGACCTGCGCAGGCCAGCAAACGTGTAGCTGATTGCCCCATCCTTGCTCTTGATGTACCTGTCACCCAGTTCGTAGTAGTCCAAGAGCCACGGCACACTGCGAATAGCTGCCTTGACCTCTTCCAGTGATGAGTCTTCCAGCGAGTTCATAAACTCACGGCCACAAAGTATCTGGCCAGTCTTACCTTCCATGCCCCATTGATAACCGCGCACCGCAGTCATGAGCGCAAAGGTGCGAGTCTTAGCGCTACCTCGCCCACCCTTAGCAATCCTGTACCGCGCCTTCTGTGTGAAGACTGGTATTAGCTTTGGTGGAATCGTTAGATTGGCTTCATTCATCTGGGCCGACTAGCCGAATGACCATAGGAGCGGTAGCTAATGGCTTGCTGTCAGACGTTATGTCCTGCCTGTCGCTGTAGCCATGCTTAGTCATCATCATCTTAGCAAAGCCAGCGTGATAGTCGCCAACTAGAGCGCCTTTGGCCAGCTTCACCTCTTGCTTGGCCATGACTTTTTCAATAATGTCGGAAAATTCTTGCTTGTCAGGCTCTAAAGCCCATGCATAAAGCGTGTCACGGCTTACTTCCAACTCAAGCGCTAGTTCGGCAATCATTGGGAAGTCGTGATTGTTGTCAGCGTACTCGCGTGCTTTAGCTATCAGTTCAGGCGTGTATTTTGTTGGTCGCCCTACTGGTCGTTTGTCGTCTGTCATGTTGTTCTCTCTGTAAAACAGGTGGAGACTTAAAGGTTGCCAATCAACCCTTTCATTTGCTCATCGCTTAGTGCAGAACGCACTGATTCTGGCCGGAACGTAACAAAAGCGCTAGATGGTCGGTACATCTCGTACGCTTGTCCAGCCGGGCCAACATCAAGTATATTTTTAAACTCCACCCCATCATATCCTTGCATCTTCGCAATGCGTGCTATTTCATCAGTGGTTAGAAGTTCTTTGTTGATTCTGTTCCCAAGGTCGCCTAATGCAGTCTTTGGTATCTCGCCCCATGTGCTACCTTGCGCGTCAACAACCAACGGGTTGCGCATATCAAGGTAGGCTGGCGAAACGTGGCCACCAGTTTGTCTCGACCCAGCGTAAGACGACCCTGTTTGAGAGTCGCTTGAAAACCACATACCAGTGTCCTTGCCCT